AACTTCTAATATCCGTACTTTCTGCAAGAATCAGTGGCAACCGAGTATCGCGTAAATATACAACTTAATACAGAACAGGTAAGAAAAGACCTAAAGACTATAAAAACAGACATAGATAAATTAGGCAGAGTAAATATATCAACTAATCAGAAAGCACAACGAGTAGAAGCCAAGATAGCTAAGAGTAAGGATGCTCAAAGGGCTGCGATGGTTGAGACTAGACGCATAGGCGATCTAGTACAGAAAGCAGCAGATCAAGGGTTAAAAGTAGATAAAGCCAGAAGAGCAATAAATAAAGCAGCATTAGCTGATGGTAGACAAGATTTTAAAACAGCAAAAGCTCAACAAAAAGTAGCTCTTGAAGAACTAAAGATTCAACGAGCCATAACAAAAGAAAAAGCACAACAGGCGAGATTAAGTGGCAGATCTATGGCTGGTGGACCATTTACCAGTACAGGTATCGCATCTTCAAGATTTGGAAGTGTCAGAGAACCAGGATCACCAAGATTTATTGCAAGCAGAATTGGAATGGTTCAAGGACCACAGCCAGCAAGTGTGGACGTTAAACCATCAGGACCTATTTCTTCTCTAACACGCTTAACAGCAAATACACCTTTAGGTCTTAGCGGTGTCGAAGCCTTCCCTATTACAAGAGATCTAGGTACATTTGGTCCTAAAAAACCATTTATAGGACAGACAACAGGTTTTGGTCGTGTACCTGTAGGTGGTAGATCAGATTTAGTAGGTTCTCCAGCAAACTTACTTCGTGTAGCCAGAGAAAATGCAATGCCTGTAAAGGGTTTTGAGTTTTTAGCTGGAAGTCCTGCATATTATGAAAAAGTCAATAAAGATATTTTAAAAATAGCTAAGTCTAAAGGGAATGTTCTGCCTGTCGGTGGAATGAAACACTTAGTCGGTTCACCAGCATATTTAGAAGATCAAGCTAAACAACTTAAAAAGCTAAGAGGTGCTCCTACAGGATTTTCAGCAGCACAATTTGGTCCACAACAACCGATGCAAGGACCAGCTTTCCCCACAGGAGCAGCCCAACCACTTAATATTGATAGTCGAGGAAATCTGTTACCTGGTCCACTAGGAAGTAGCCAGATAAGAGCAGGATTAATGAGGACTCTATCAAGAAATAGAGGTCCAGCGTTGCAGAGTGCTGCAATAAGTGGTGCATTTCCTCTGCTATTTGGTCAAGGCCCACTGGCTGCTTTAGGCGGTGGACTTGGTGGTGGACTTGGTGGTGCATTTGGCGGACAGATGGGGGGTTTTGCAGGAGGTCTAATTGGAACGGCTGTAGTATCTAGCATACAGGGATTCACTAACAGTATTAAGGATTTGGGCACTGCTCTAAGTCCTCTTACTGCTGATGTTAATGCTGTAGTATCTGCTTTAGGAGTAACTGGAACAACTTTCGGAAATCAATTACAGATATATACAAAGGTAGCGAGTAAGACTGATGCTTTAAATGAAGCTACTAGGCAGATGTCTCGTCTTATAGGAGATGAAGGTGTTGCAGCTATAACTGAATTTGGTGAATCTTCAGTAGCACTTAAGAATGATTTTGATCGAGCCATGTTGGGTATGCAGGCTGCTGTAGCCAGGGTTGCTCTGTTTATAGGTAATAGATTTAATTTATTTGATAAAGAAGGCACACGATCTTTACGTTCTAGGGCAAGAGCAACATTTAGGGGTGGAAAAGATCCAGAGATGAATAAAATAAAATCTGACATAGAAACTGTTTTACGAGCACCCCTTGATTTTGAAAAGGGCGTAACAGTTCGTGGGCAAACTTTTACAGGTGACGCTTTTAAAAAAGATGCTTTAGAATTTCTTGACCAAGAGAAAATTAAAAGACAGAAAAATATTGATTTACAGGAAGCTGGTTTACTAGTACAGAAAACTGTTAAACAAATTTCAAAGAATAGGCTGGACAATTTAACAGAAGAAAATCGTGTCTTACAAGATACTTTAAATGGTGGAGAGATTAAAGCTGAAATAGAAGCAAGAATTAGAGCATTAACAAAAGAAGTTCTTGGGGATCAGGAGAAATTAACTGCGGATCAGATAACCCAGATAGAAAACCAAAGAAAAATAATAACAAATACAGTAACAAATAACCATAAACTAAAAGAGAGCGTTGATATAGCAAAGCAGGTAGCAGATGCATTTGATAAATTAAAGGACACAATAGCTATAGATATTGGTGACGGTATAAAAGGTTTGATAAGAGGAACTCAAACTTTAAATGATGTATTACGGAATGTGGTTGATAGATTAGCTGATGCAGCATTGAATATGGCAATATTTGGAAATATGGGCGGTGGATCTGTAACAGGAGGTCTATTAGGTGCAATATTTAGGGCAGAAGGTGGGCCAGTTAACAAAGGAGGAAGTTTTATAGTTGGTGAAAAAGGTCCAGAATTGTTTGTCCCTTCCAAAAGCGGTACTATAATTCCAAACCATGCCTTAGGTGGTTCTACAAATGTAGTTGTAAATGTAGATGCCTCTGGCTCGTCTGTGCAGGGTGATGATCAGTCTGCAACAAAATTAGGTGAACTTATAGGAGCAGCAGTACAATCTGAAATAGTTAAACAGAAAATGGATGGAGGTTTATTAAGCTAATGGCAACTTTTTCACCAAGTGTAAATCCTACTTATGACACTACTAAGAGATCCAAACCTAATATTCGTATTGCACAATTCGGTGATGGTTATCAACAGAGGTCTACTTTTGGCATAAATCAAAATTTAAAAGTATATAATTTTACTTGGCAAAATATAAGTGAAACAGATGCAGACGCCATAGAACTTTTTCTTGATGATAAAGCAGGCGTACAGAGTTTTGATTATACCCCTGCTGGTGAAAGTGCAAGTAAAAAAATGATCTGTCGAGAATGGGAAAAGACAATACCTTATTTAAATAGAGCTACGATCACCGCGACATTTGAGGAGGTTGCTGAAGCATGATTCCAGTAACCGGTTCTTTTACTATAAATGCTAGTGGAGGTAATAATCGTAAATGTGACGTTGCAATAGCTAATCATCCTTTTAAAGATGATGATGTTGTTAGATTTGAAACGTCTGTAAAGAAAGTAAAATTTTTTTCCGGTAATTATTTAGTTCTTAATATAAATAGCAATACGATTGGTTTAAAAGATTTTCCTAATGAAGCACTTAATTTTAATAATAAATCAATATCTATTAATGATATAGATGGAAACACTGGCCAATGTACTGTTACACTGCAACAACTTAGACTTCCAGCTTCAAAAGAAATAAGTCCAGAAATCCAATCACTTGAACCTTCAGCAATAATTGAACTTTTCAAACTTACTTTTGATAAAGATGTTAATGGTCAAACTATACCTCCTTATTACTATCATGCGGGTACTAACGAACTAAAAGGTAAAATTATATTTGATGGCATTACTTATGAACCTGTACCAGTAAAAGTTGAAGGATTTGATAAAACTACAAAAGGAACTTTACCAAGACCAAAATTTACAGTTGCTAATACAAATAATGCTATTTCGGCTTTGTTAATTTTATATAACCCACTAAAAGCAGAAGTTTTAAGAATACAAACTTGTAAAAAATTTTTAGATAAAGAAAATTTTACATCAGGGGTTAATAGTACTGCTGATCCAACTGCAATATTTGAAGTTGATGATAGATGGTATGTCGATAGAATTGCAATTGAAAATCCAAATGCCGTTGTTTTTGAACTTTCTGGTAAAATTTCACTAACAAATTTAAAGTTACCTCAAAGAAAATTTAGAGAATCAAAGGTAAAGGTCTGATGCAGAAGTTTTTAGAAGATGCAAAACATCACGCATTAAAAGATGCACCAAATGAATCTTGCGGTATTGTTGTTGATGATAATTATTATCCCTGTCATAACATTTCTGATACACCAGCAGATAATTTTGCGATACATCCAAAAGACTTTTTAAAAGCTAGATCAAAAGGAGTTTTTCAGTATATTATTCATAGTCATCCAGAAGGAGGAAATGCAAGCGAACCAGACATAAAAGCTTGTAAAGCTATGAATTTAAAATGGTATATTTATCTTATACCCCAAGATGAATGGCAAATTATAAATCCTTAATTGGAAGACAATGGAAGTATGGTGTTTTTGACTGCTATTCAATAGTGCGTGATTATTATGCTCTTTTAGGAATAGATCTGCCTGATTATGAACGTCCAGAAAATTTTGAAACTTGTAAAAGTATTTTTTTAAGCGATGCAAGTAAATTAAATTTTAAACAGGTAGATATAAATCAAAGAAAACCAGATGATGTATTAATTATGAAAATATGGACAAAAGAACCTATGCATGGTGCTGTTTTATTAAAAAATGATATGATATTACATCAAAAATTTGAGTCTGTAAGTTGTTCACAATATTTTAGCCATTATTATAGAAAGAGAACTGTAGGGTGTTTTAGATATGCAGCATAAAATTCTGCTGCTTAATGAATTAGGTGAAAAATGGGGTAAAACTCACGTTTACCATAATCTAAGAACACCAGCCGATGCCTTAAAACTTTTATGTATAAATCATCCAGATTTTGCAAAAAATGTTTTTGAATTACAAAAACAAGGAGTATTTTATAAAGTTCAACAGGTTGATAATGATTTAGAGTTGTCAGATTTATTTTTACCTTTAGGTAAACATGATTTAGTTATTACCCCTGTTATTACTGGTAGTGGTGATGCTGGTAAATTTATTTTGGGTGCAGTTTTGATTGGAATTGGAATATCAACTGGTGGGGTAGGTTTTGGTTTAGGTCCAGCAGGATTAGCTGGAGGCTTTTCAACTTCTCTTGGAACTTTTAGTGCTGCTGCTTTAGCTGGAAATATAGGTGTTGCTTTAGTATTAAGTGGTGTTTCAAATCTGCTTACTCCACAAGAGCAAGTTCCGTCTTTTGCTGATACGAGTGGAGCGTTTACTAATTATGGTGCTGGTCCAGCTTCTATACAAAAAGGTGCTGATGGACAGCAAACTTATGCTTATACAGGTGCAACAAATGTTAGTGGCCTTGGTAAAACAATTCCTGTAGCTTATGGAAAGGTTTTAATTGGTAGTCTTTTGGTTGGTGCTGATATACAACCTGAGACTATACAGGGTGGTAATGTTCAATATTTTAGAGAGCCAGGGACAAATACTTTTACTATAAATGGCGATAAATTAACATCAAATTTTTCAGATCATGGTGGTATTAGGGCAAAAAGATTAAAAGGCCCTAAAAATTTAAAAAAGGTTGCTGTTCCAAAACTATTTAATGATGGACGAAGAATGAGATTAAGAGGCCATCATGCCTTTAATAATAATGGAAATCCTCAAGTTATTAGATTAAATACTGATAGTGACCAAGATCAACATGCGGTACCACAAGGCTTCAGCCCCACACCTCAATCAAGCTTTATTGGAAGAGAAGGTGGTACACATGGGGTGAAGCGTACATGTATATGTTTTGAGATAAGAGGACTAATAGATAGAATTGGAGAAGCAGAAACAACGTTTATTGATGGGTTTATTACATTCCAAATATTAATTTTTGCTGATGATAAATCTAGGATATCTGGTCAGCATCAAGTTACAATACAAGGTATGCTTAAACCGAATCAAAGAGAAAGATTTATATTAAGAATACCTCATGCACATGTGGGTACTGATAATTATAAAATATTCATCAAAATAATTGACAAAAGCGTGATTGTAAACAAATGTAGATTCATATGTACTTTCGTAGGTCAAGGTTTTAAATAATTATGACTTTAAGATCAGAATCAACAATTACAATTTTAGACCTTTTATGTGAAGGTCCAATTGAAGGTCTTGCAATACCTATCAAAAATAATAAAACAACTGAATCTATATTATTTAATGATAATCCTGTAAAAATAGTTGGCACAGTAAATGATATTGAGGATCAAGATGATTCATCTATTTTTTTCGATTTAAAATTAGGTACTGCAAAGCAAAAGGATCTAAAAGGAGATTTTCAGAAAGCAAAAAATACTGAAATAATAACTCTTGATAAAGAAATAGGGTCTAACTATACAGAAGATATAAATGTGGAAAAAAATATTGTTAAAAAAAGAAATTATGGCGGTGGTACTTTTATTCAGAAAATTCGTGATGCTGAAATTCCTAAAGATGATGATACACCTAATTCCATAGAAATTATATTTACTATACCTAGATTATTCAGTCAAGCTGTTGAAGGCATAGCTAATGGACAACTATTTTCAGCCACAGTAACTTATCAAATAGATGTAAAAACCCAAGGTAAAGCTTTTAAAAAATTATCTAGAAAATCTATAACTGGAATATCAACTACTAATTTTCAAGTTACCTCTGGTAGATTAGAGTTAACACATAAAGGAAAAGCACTAAAACCTCCTTATACAATTAAGATTACAAAAATAGTAAAGAAAGAAGAAGACTATGAAGTTAAATTTACTGATTTTGAAAAACTGCCACAAAAAACACCTTTATCAAATAAAAGAGGTAACACATTAATTTGTTCGTCAATAAAAATAAAAACAAAAAATCAAACAAATGTTAAATTTAAAAATATGGCTTATATTGGGGTCAAATTTAGTAGTGAACATTTTCCATCTTTACCTAGTAGAAATTATTTAATCAAAGGTAAGAAGGTAAGGATTTTTTCTAATGCAAATGTCAGAGATGATGGCAGTTTAAACTTTAAAGGGTCATTTGATGGTACCTTTGAGACAGATGATGATGGTAACGAAACGTTGAAATGGACAACGTGCCCTGTATGTATTTTTATAGATATGCTTACAAATACCACCTATGGAGCAGGTAATTTTATAGACGATAATAATATAAATTTAGTTGATTTATATCCTTTAGCTAGATATGCAAACCAATTAGTAAATACACCAGATGGTACAGAACCTCGTTTTGCTATTAATACAGTAATAGGTGGTCAGGTTTCAGCATATAAGCTTTTACAAAATTTAGCTAGTACGTTTAGGGGTATGACGTATTGGGCATCTAATGTTGTCAATGTAACTGCTGATCATGGAAATTTAGATAAATCTGAAGTAGATCCTGTTCATATTTATAATAATTCAAACGTGATCAATGGTGATTTTACTTATTCTGGTACGTCAATCAAGACAAGATCCTCAAGAGTAATTGTAAATTATAATGATCCGACTAATAATTATAAAATTGATAGTGTAATCGTTGAGGATAAAGATTTAATTAGTAAATTTGGTGTAAACGAAAAAGAGATTGTTGCTTTTGGTTGCACATCAAAATATCAAGCACAAAGATTAGGTCAATGGACTATAAAAAGTGAAGAGTTAGATGCACAAGTAATAACATTTTCAACAGGTCTTGATGGTTTAGCAGTTTTACCAGGCCAAGTTTTTGCTGTATCGGATTTAATGAAAACAGGGTTAAGATTGTCTGGTCGTGTAGGTTCTGGTTCAACCTCTAACAATATTAAATTAGATCAAGATTACTCTGGACTCGATGCAGATAGTGCAACAGATACTATAACTTTAACTTTACCTGATGGAACTTTAAGGAAAAAATTTATAGATGCATTTTCAAGTAATAATACAGTAGATTTAGTAGGAAGTATATCTACATTACCTTTACAAGATTCTGTTTACGTTATAGAAAGAAGTACAGTACAAGCACAAAAGTTTAGATGTATTGACACTAAAAGTAATCCTGATGGTACTTATACAATTACAGGAGTTGAATTTAATGATTCTATTTATGAAGCTGCAGATGATACTACAGGTACAACTAATTTAATTGATGATGATAGAGATATCTCTTTTCTTGACGAGGCACCTGCTCCAGTAACAGACCTAGTGGTCACTTTTGCAAAAGTAAAAATTAATAATAATACTGTTAATAGAGCAATATTTCAATTTAATAGAGGCTTAAATGGACCTTCAGTTAAATTTGATGTTAAGGTTTTTCTTTCTGGTAAAAAGATTGATCAATCATTAGGAACAAATCAAACAAGTTTTGAAGTAGGTAATTTAAAGGCAGGTGCAAACATAAGATGTGAAGTACAATCAATTGGTATCTTTGGTCAAAAATCGCAAAAAGTAATATTAAAGGATAAAGTTCCTTCATTCAAAAATAGTTTAACGATTGGTGCGATATCTACAACTTCAACAGTATCAGTTCCTAATCCTATTTAAAATGCCAACAATACAAGCTACAACTAAAAACGAAGTAATATTTAAATGGAAAATACCTGATACTTTTACAGGTAATAAAAATGAGTTAGTTGCAATTATAAGACATTCATCAGCAACAGATGGTACTGCTGTATGGCCTGATAGTACATTTTTGAGAGAAGTACAGGCGAACACTGATTATGTAATCTTGCCATTAATAAATGGGACATACATGGTCAAATTTAAAGATTCAGAAGAAAATAAATCAGAACAAGCTGGACTTGCTGTAATAAATTTACCTGATGATTTACCTAAATTAGTACATATAACAAGAAGAGAAGATACAGATTCACCACCTTTTCAAGGTCAACAAAATGATATTTTTTATTCTTCTGATAATGATGCACTAGTTTTAAATACAGATGGTTTTATTGATGATAAATCTGATTTTGATGAAGGATATGCAGATAGTATAGATTTTGGTGGACAACTTTTTAGTACTGGTGAATATTTCTTTAAAGACAAAGTTGATTTAGGAGGAATATTTACAGTTGAAATCAAAAGGTTATTAAAAACACGGGGTCTTTATCCAAATAATACTATAGATTCTCATTTTACTAATATAGATGAATGGACTGATTTTGATGGGGATTTACCAGATGAAACAAATTGCATACTGAGTTTTAGAAAAAGTAATGACGCACCATCTGATGATGAAATAAAAGATGAAAATGATGAGTTTATTCTTTTAGAAGATGGTAATAAGTTTTCACAAGAAGATTCACAAGTTTATGGTGATTTTGTTCCTTTAGAAAATGGAAGATTTACAGGAAGAGTTTTTCAATTTAAAGCTGAATTAAGTTCTGAATATACTGATCAGACACCACTTGTTGATGAATTAGGTTTTGTAATGCAATTTGAAAATAGAACAGAAAGTGCATCAACGTCTAGCGGTGCTGGTGCAAAAGCGGTAACTTATGATAAAGCTTTTTTTCAAACACCAAAATTAACAATAACAGCTAGTAATATGGCTACAGGTGACTATCATGTTATTAGCAGTCAAACTCGAACAGGTTTTACAGTCACATTTTTTAATAGCTCAAATACAGCTATTGACCGCACATTCTCATATCAAGCAAACGGCTTTGGTGCGGAAGGTGCATAATCTTTCAAATTCACTGGTATGATTAACTTATGAGTACACATGATTATAACCTAGCAAACCAATCAGGTGCCAGCTTCAGATCAGATTTAAATAGTGCTTTAGCTGCGATTCTTTCAAACAACAGTAACGCTTCGAGTCCTTCAACAACTGTATCGTATAGTACATGGGTTGATACTAGTACTAATAAGTTAAAAATACGAAACACTGCCAATGATGATTGGGTGGATTTAATAAATTTAGATGGCACTGTTGCAAGAGATTTACAATTTACAGGAGCGTCTGCAAATATAATTTTTGATCAATCAGATAATGCACTTGAGTTTAATGATAATGCAAAGGCAACTTTTGGAACTAGTGCAGATTTAACTATCACACATGACGGCAGCAATAGTATAATTAATGACGCTGGTACAGGTGAGTTGCAGTTACAGAGAGCGGGCAATACAATTCTTACTTTGGATGCAACTGGTGTATCAATTGCAGATCCAGATGGCACAGGTGCGGTAAGAATTACAGGTTTTGAAGGTTCAAATGCAACTTTGAGTTTAATATGTGACGAAGGTGATGATAATGGTGATACTTGGCAATTATCAAGCAGGGCTTCGGATAATACTTTAAAAATGTTAAATAATACCTCTGGTTCTTTAGCAGATATATGGACTATATCTACTGCTGGAGATGTTACACAAACAGGTCACTTAGATTTACCTGATAGCAAGCAAATACGACTAGGAGCATCAGATGATCTTACCATTGAACACAATGGTTCTAATAGCATAATTAACGATAACGGAACTGGTGAACTACAGCTCCAAAGGGCTGGTAATACAATTCTTGCCTTAAATGCTGACGGTGTAAGTATTACTGATCCAGACTCTAGTGCTAAATTAAAAATAACAGGTTTTGAGAATAGTAATGCAAATTTACATTTAATAGCTGATGAAGGTGATGATAATGGTGATGAATGGCTTTTACAATCTAGAGCATCAGACAATACTTTTCGAATATTCAATAATACTGCTGGAGTATTAGATGATAAATTAACTATAACAAGTGCTGGAAATGTTGGTATTGGTATAACAGATCCTACTCAAAAATTAGTTGTTAGCGGATCTGGCACAACAACATTAGTTGTTACAAATACTGATGATGGAATTTCACAACTTATTTTAGGAAATACTGGTAGTACTAATTTAAATATTCAACAAGAGGGTGGAACCACAAAATTTCTCGAAGGTGGTAGTGAGCGTATGCGGTTAACAAGTACGGGTCATCTTATGATCAATACAACTACAGCTCAACATAGTGAAACTCGCTTGACTATTGCGGGTTCTGATCATCTTGCTTGTTTAAACAAAAGTTCTAACAGTAATAAATCATGTTTTCAATTAAGAAATGGAAGAGCTTCAGGAACTTCATTAGGAACCATGATTACCTTTAGAAGAGAAGACGGAAATACTGTTGGTTCGGTAAAATGCACTACCACTGCAACACAATATAATACAAGTTCTGACTACAGATTAAAGGAAAATGTAATAGCAATTTCTGACGGAATTACAAGATTAAAAACTCTTAAACCATATAGATTTAATTTTAAAGATAATCCAAACCAAACAGTTGACGGTTTTTTTGCACATGAAGTTACAGCAGTTCCAGAGGCTGTTACTGAAGAAAAAGATGCAGTTATAACACAATCAATGATAGATTCTGGAGATGCACCAGACGGAGAGGTAGGCGATCCAATATATCAAGAAATGGATCAGTCGAAACTTGTTCCTTTACTTACTGCTGCCTTACAAGAATCAATATTAAAAATTGAAACATTAGAAACTAAAGTTGCAGCCTTAGAAGCTGCTTAGTAACATATAAAAAACATATAAAACATGACAAATCCTATTGATCTTATAAAAGAAGAAATTGCAACAATAAAAGAGCAATTAGAAATTGATGTAAAAAAAGTATCATTATTACAGCAAGAAATAAAATCTATACAAGAAGAGGCACAAAAAGCAATTAATGAAAAACAGGCACAGATTAATAATGCAACACAGCCTATTTTAGAAAATCAGGGATCTTTAAAAAAATTTACTGAAGTGCTAAACAAATTAGAAGGTAAGATAGAAGCAACTAACGAAAATTAAATGGCAGATAGAAAAATAACAGCACTAACAGAGTTAACAGCCCCAGTTGCAACGGATGTTTTTCCTATTATTGATGTAAGTGAAGCTGCAAATGCTAATAAGAATAAAAAAATACAACTTACTACTATTCTTAAAAACATACCAGATGGAAGTGTTGCTAATCCTAGTGTAAGTTTTGTAAGTGATGCTGGAGATACAGGATTTTTTAGAGTTGCAGATAATGAAATAGGTATAACAACAAATCAAACTTTAGTTGGATCTTTTACAACAACAGGTTTTCAATTAGGTGCTGGAACACCTACGGCACAATTACATTTGTTTAGTTCTGACACAACAGATCAAGTAATTATTGAAAATACTGATACAGGATTAGATAATGCACCCGATGTTGTTTTGTTCAGAAACTCCAGTTCACCTGCTGCTGATGATAATTTAGGTAATTTAGTATTTAGAGGGAAAGACGATGGTAATAATGATGTTGATTATGCAAGTGTAGTGGCTCAGATTAGTGATACTGCAAATGCTTCAGAAGATGGGATATTAGATATCATGACAATAGCTGCGGGTACTTTAGCTACAAGAATAAGATTAAAAAGCGAAAATGTAGGAATAAATGAAACAGATCCTTCAGAACTTTTACATGTAACAAATGATGATGATGGAACAGCCTTGCGTGTGGAAGGTACTTCAAATAGTTCAGTTTCAGGTGGTGATATAGTTTTAGCAAGAGGCCGAGGTGCTAGTGGTGCGGGACAAGATAATGACGAATTATCAACAATAAGCTTCTCAGGGAAAAATGATAATTCAACACCAGAGGAAATTGTATTTGCATCAATAGAGACAAAAATTATTGATGCAAGTGATGGAACAGAAGATGGACAACTAAGCTTACAAGTGATTGCAAATGGTTCGTTAGATACTAAATTTCAATTTGACTCAACGTCAGTGACTATAGCTGATGGATATGATTTTATATTTAACACAACTACAGGAACGAAATTTGGTACAGCGACCACACAAAAATTAGCATTTTTTAATGCAACACCTGTTGTGCAGCAGAGTGCGATTGCAAATATTACAACCACTGCTAGTTCTGGTACGCTGCCAACAGCAAACGGTTCTATAACTGTTGCTAATGCTGCAAGTCCTACAAATGCAGAATTATTAGAGTTTTGTGTAGAGCTTGAATCAAAATTAGAAAGTGCTTTAGCTGTATTAAGAACTTTTGGATTGATTGCTACTTAGATTTTTCTGTTATTTGCCTAGTCATAAGGCTCATAGTGACATACAAAGGTGATAAACCTATAATGAGCAGTAGAATAGCTATGCTCATAACTGACATAGCTCTAATCACAGCAAGTTTTATCATGTTTCAAAAGATAGTAAATGTTTTGAGCGTCCTCTCATTCATAATGGTAACTTCAGTTATAGGCGGAGGGTACTTTGGATATAAGTATGTAACATCTGAGCAATTCAAGGCAAAGATGATGAATCAGGTTATGGGTAATGTAAAAGGTATGTTGCCTAACGTAATGGATAACGCATTACCAAAAACAACAGGACCATCTATGGCTCTACCTAAAATGAAATTATGAAGTGTTGGCACTGTCAAACAGAATTAATTTGGGGTGGAGATCATAGTGTAGAAGAACTCAAACCTATACTTGCGGAAGAATATTCTATGGTCACAAACCTTTCCTGTCCTAAATGTGAATCTTATGTAGAGGTTTATTATCCCAACCATGACCAAGATACATCGGATTGAGATAAAAGAAATAAATATTCCAAAAATACCTGTATGGGAACTTTACGTTCCAGTGTTAGATGTTATCTATAAACCAAAAGTTGATATACCAGGTTGTGTAAGAGTACATAGAAATAATCTTCCTAATTTGATTGATAGTGATAAAGATGAATATGGAACGTACACTGAATGTGGTAATTTTATTATTCCGTCATTTGAACCGTTAGAATATAATCCCAGTGAATTTACTTATACAAAAGCTAAACCCCCTAATAAGCAAGAAAAAGAATTTGTAGATACAACAGACCAGTCAGGTAAATATATAGCACCGAAAGATAAAGAAGATGAATTTGTAGAATGTCCTGGCAAAAAAGATCAAAGAGTAGGAGATTTTCGTAACGAAAAGCGTCTGGAACGAGTTGTAGGCCATGAAAGAAGCGAAGATGGAACTATATGCACTACGATTTATGAAGACGTTCCCTTCAAAGATCAGTACATTCA